CCGACACCCACAATCACTACCTGCGCTTCGACGACGCCAAGGCCAATCTCAGCCTGATGAGCGCGGCCGCCCGCTGGTTCCAGAAACAGTCCCGCAGCCTCGACAATGCCGGCGATGGCGAGCCGGCCGACGAGGTCGGCGTGCTGGTGCCATTCCTGCCCCCCAACATCTTCGACGCCATGACCACCGACGTGGCCAAGGCCATTCTCGACGAGATCGAGGTCGGCGCCAAGGACGATAATGGCGGGTCGACCGGCGAGCCCTTCACGCTGCGCAAGACCAAGCGTTGGGCGGTCCCAGTGCTGCAGCAATACCTGCAATGCTCCGAACAGGATGGCCGCAAGATCCTCGACAAGTGGATCAAGAACGGCGTGCTGGAGGAGGCGGATACCTACGTCAAGTCAGCAAAAAGGCGGCGGGTCGGCCTGCACGTCAAGGCGAGGCCGGGCGACCTGATCGAGGTGGGCGTATGACATCCACCGGATTGCAACCGAGTGAGGTGAAAATGCATTCTTCAGTTGTGGGCAAAAACACCGCCGCAGTTTTGATTTTAAAATCTGCGGCAAAAGTGCGGGTATGGACAAATTCGGCGGCGAAACACCCGCGCTTTTTTTCCTCGTATTCCCCTACGGGAAAACCGCGGAAAGTGCGGCACCGCATTTTTCCGCCGTGGTTTTGAAACCGCGAAAAAAAGCGGTGCGGCCGTGCCAGGGGGAATACGAGGAAAATAACCGCGCAAGCGCCCCAACCAATTCAGTTGTATTTTGTGCAGTGCAGCATAAGGGTTTTCGGCGGCCAGGTATGAAAAGGGCACTGAGATAGACGATCGATGGGGGTGGCCTGGCCAGCGTCCCCCCCGGGTGGCGGGTGGGGCGTACCGGGCGCCAGCGATCGGGCTCGAGGCGAAAGGAAAGCTCGGCTCGCCGCAACAAAATTGCGCGGAGGATGCGAGGATGTTCGCTAGCGCGAGCTGTGCTACGATAGGCGCAGCCGGACGGTGATTGCGTCACCGTCCGACCACTTGGCAAGGCAACCTGGATTGGAGGTCACTATGCCCGACGGCGATATTGCCGCGCGTTCGTTAACAAAGTCCCGTATTCTCAAGCTTTACATCGGCAAGGCCTTTACCGGAGTGACGGTCGAGCCGGACGGTCAATGGCCGCGCATGTGGAGGGTTAGGAAGGGCGAAGCCCTATCCGATATGGTCAACCTGACCCGGGCCAAGGATGCCGCAATCGTCTGGGCACGTCCGAGAGGCCTTGGAGGTACGGAGGTTCCCTACTGGCACCATCGGGAAACGGCGTCCGGCTAGGGCTAGACGGCTTTATTTCGAGCCGGGCCACCGGAGGGCCCTTAGGTAGCCAAACGCATTGGCGGCCCTTAAAACCCGCCAATTACTGATCGAGAGCCGGCCCCCACTACCACAATGCAATGATATCAGCGGCTTAGGCGTTCGCGGCCCTCACGCGTGCTGTGGGCACCGGCTGGAATGGAGTTCCGATGGTATCCTGATGGGTGTGCCGTTACGGAAACGTTCTTTTGCTCACTTTGAGCATAACCCTCCCACGCAAACTACCCGCTCCTGACGCCTTTTCCCGGCTCGGCCGCGCGATGGCACAAATCGAGAGCCCCCTCCTTCTGTTTCCGAAATGGCACAGGGCGAGCCGCAACATTCTTTCTTGCTTGTGTGCGGAAATGTGCGGATATGTGCCAATCTTTCCGGTTGTGCATTTGTTGTTGTTTGATAGATTGTTGATTGCAAGCCCGAATGGCTCGGGCAACAGACAAACAGCGAGGAAATGAAAATGTCGGATGATTTTTCTTTTGAGGAATTTCAAGTGAATAAGGCATGGTGCGACGATTTAGGCAAAGCCCTATCGGACGCGCGATGGGAAGATACGGCCGCACCTGCGATTGGCTGGCTGTATCTTGACGCGCTTTATATCGAGGCAGTTCAGCCGTGGTGGCCAGAGGCGGCCCGCGAGCAAGGCAAGTGGTACCTAGTGCTGGGCCGCGCCGAGTGGATTTCCGACTCATTGGAGGAATTGGAACGGAGGCTTTACGAGTGGGCCTGCCGTGAAGGCTACTTGCAGAAAGTTATCTGACAAGCCCGAATGGCTCGGGCACAAAGCGAGGACCAAACAAATGACGACACCGACTTCTGAGAGGACTTGGACCATTTACGATATTGATGGTTCCAACCCGCGCACTGTCACTCTGGAACAATACCTAGCAATGGTGAAAACCGCGGCAGATACGGCCAAGGCTATCCACACCGCCGACGTCAGACAGATGCATAGTAAGCGAGGACCAAACAAATGACTGAGGACCAGATTGAGCGGCGAGTTGAGCGCGCGATGGATAGGCTGGACGCTAAGTTGATGTCCGGGCGGCTGTCGCAAGCGGAATACGACCACGAAGTAGTCATTCTGGACAAGTGGGCATTGCAGCAACACAGCGTCTATACGCGGGCGATTGATTACCGCGCGTGACAGGTCGAAACGGGGCTTTGTCCCCGTCTGGCGGTTAGGCCGTCACTGAAGAGACCGAACGGAACCCGGGCGCTTTGGCGAGTGTCCGACAACAAAGCGAGGACGAAATGACTAAATTTTCATATGATGAATGGGTATGCGAGCAGACTGAGAAAGTCCGGAGCGCCGTAAGTCGGCTTGCTTGTAGTGGCATCTATGATGCGGCGGTCTATTGCCTTCCGTCGAATGGCGCGACGCAAGGCGAATTGATTGTTTCGACCGAGCCGCAAACCTTGGAATGTGTTTCATTCCAGCCATACGGGACGCGGATTAGCTCAGTTCCCTACAGCAACATGCATAGCGCAATTTGGCATTCGTGCCGGCGGCTACCTATTTGCCCGACGGCGTGATTCCGGTATCCGCGCATTCCGTTCTCTGCAATGCTCAACCCATGCCCGATGGCCGGGCGCAACAGCGAGGAATATCCAAATGTCTGCTTTCATCGTATCCCACGACCATATCGACGCGCTGCTTTCGTTTGCGAAGGACAAGCGGATGCTGAGTCAGCTCGGGTATTACATCCAACCGAGCAAAGCCGATCAGTTTGATTGGACCGACATCGGCCGCGTCCTACTAGCGGAGAACGAGCGCTCGGTCTGCCATCGTTACCCGGATTGCGGGCCTGGCAACATGCCGGGCAAGATCGGGGAGGACGCGAGCGCCTACGCATTCCGCTATTTTGAGCCGTTCGTCCATATGCAGCACACGAAGCGCTGCGTTTGGGTGATCAAGAATTGCGACTGTTTCGATTATCAGGCATGCGAGACCGACGATTACAGGCAGACGGTCGCGCACCGGATCATAGCGGCAATTCGCGCGGCGGCAATTCGCGGTTTGCCTGATTACGAGACCGCGCCCTGGGGGATAGATCGCGGTCGATCGGCGGCATAAGGACGAAACCGGGCGCTTGTTGTGCCCGGTCGCGCCGTGACGCGGCGCCTGATGAGTCCAGATAACCCGGCTCAATGCGAGGGCAGTAAAATGAAGCGATGGATTATTAGTGACACAATGGCGTGCATGGTGACGTGGCAATACTACGTCGAAGCCGAGTCGCAAGATGAGGCACAAGAAAAATTCTGCAATGGCGAACATGATCCTGCGGAAGGTCCACCGGAAATCGGTGATTCTCTAGACTACGTACCGCAGCACACTGAAATTGCCGCGATTGATGATTGATCAACCCGGCGCCTTGGCGGGCGCCACTGCAAGCGAGGACAAACGAACATGACCAAGCTCGATCGAATCATTGCCCTGGCGCAACAAGACGCGGACCGCACCGGCAATACGCTACTGATATTCAATCTCAATCCCTACTCGCCGCTCTACGTCATCCGCAATTTCACGGTTGCCGGTGCCAACAGCCGCGAGCTTGTGCGCGTCGTGACGCCGGGAGGTGTGTCATGATGAAACACAAGGAATGTTGTTGTTGTGGAGAGGCTGCCGGTCGCTGGCAACAGTGGTGGAACCGAGACACTGGATATGGCGTGTGTATGCGCTGCGTCGCCTGGACCGAAGGGCGTAACCGTGAACGTGGTTGGTCCGAGCAAGAGATTAAAGCCGAGACGCGCGATCTATACGGCATCGAGGGCCAACACTACGGGCAAGGAAAATGCAATGAATGATCATGACAGCGCGAAAGACCAGGGGCCACCGACGCAGGCCGAGGTTGAGGCCATCTCGCGCGAACTGACGGAGGCGCAAGGCGCGGCCATGGCGCCAGGGCGGCGTGATTTGTTGCAGCGTGCCGCCGTCATGATCGCGCGGCTCGAGCGCGCATGGCTGGAGGCGAAAAACGGCTAAGGACGAAACCGCCTGCGGGCGGTCCGCGGGTTAGGTCCGCGCTGATGAGTCCAGTTCCGGCTCTAACGAACGCCGCATGGCGCGGCACATAGCAAGGACAAACGAACATGATGAAACGATTATTGCTCGCGAGCGCGCTGCTGTTGTTGCCGATGGCCGCACAGGCCGGAATGATGCGAGGTGCAGGGGCCACGACCTGCGGGAGCTGGCTGGCCGACCGTGCTGATTTTGGAGTGAAAAATCTAATGCTCAATTGGGCGCTCGGCTATCTGAGTGCGACCGCCGACCTGGCCGCGACCGCAGATATGTTCGATCCGCTTGCAACCGCCGACGCTAATGCGGTCATGTACTGGCTGGACAACTTTTGCTCGGCGCACCCGGTATTGAGTTTTCCAAATGCTTTGAAGTCTTTTGCGTTGGAGCAATTGACTGGTCGGCCAAACGATTGGCAGGCCGCGCGCTGAACCGTTAGGAGGCGGGCCGGCGGGATTGGCGTCCCGGCCGGCCCTATCCTTCCGCGGGCTAGGCTGCCGCGAGGACCGAAGCAGCCGGCCCGGCGGACGGAATGATTAAACATTAACAGAACCCGCGCGGCTTGCACTATGGGGCACGGCGGGGCAATATTACCGGAACCGGGGCGGCCTTGGCGGGCGCCCACAAAGCGAGGACAGTATGCCGGACATCAACCCAATCGACGTGCGCGAGCAGACCGTTCGCATCGACAAGATGTTGACGGAGATCCACCGCAACTTTGCCGAATCGGATCGCCGACACCAGGAAATGCGGCATGCGCCGTGGCAAGTTGCATTCGCCGGCATGACCGCCGGCGCCGCGCTGTTGGCGGCCGGCGTCGCGCTCGGCGCCACCATCGTAAAACTGTTTGGTTGAAAGCAAATGCCATGCAGGCACGCGCACTGGGAATCTGAGGCAGCGGTCGCAGACGGAATGTGCCCAATCTGCTTGGCGGCCGAGATCAAACGGCTGCGAGCCGCGCTCAAGGAAATCCAGGATAATGGCTATCGTGCCGCTTTATGCCATGCGGTAGCAAAAACCGCCCTTGATCAAAATGAGTAGGGAATTGGTCGTGCGGCACAGGTCAGCCCCGGCGCAAGTTGGCGCTGAAGCTGTTTTGGGGAGACTAAGGGCACACTGCTCTGAACAGAGGACGGCCTTTGGGCATTCTGGTCGCGGGCACTTAAGGAGTTCGGCAGTATTACGAGCGGCAGAGAGCATGTTCATGTGAGCCACCCCACCCAATAGCTAGGAAATCACGAACCCGATTGTCCTCTATACCACATTGCCGCCCCTGGACCCTAGACTCACTTCTCCCGGCGTAGGAATGCCGGTATGTCCGGCAGATCAAACGGCGCGGCAGGACTTGGCGGACGGACGCTTACAGTCGCCCCTACAGCTTGAAGCACGTTTGTCGTGCTGCCCGCCAAAGGCTTCGCGGCTGGCTCGGGTGGCGGTTGCAGCCTCGGCTTCTCGGCTGGCGCCATGGCTACCGGGACCACCGGGGTGACCTGGATGTCGAGCGGATTGGGATTACGAGGCGGCAGGCCTCGCTTGTGCTGCGGCATGGCCACCGGCGCCTCGGGGTTGAGGTAGTTGTGCCGGTCCACCCAATTGCGGATCGTCTGTTTCGGTATCCCGAATTGGTCCGCAAGCTCGGCCGGATGCTTCCCGGAGCGGACCAATTCCACGACTTGCCGCTTGAATGCCGGCCAGCCGATCTTCGGCCGCCGCACCTGCCTCACGCCCAGCTCGGCCCGCCTTTTCTCGTCGGCGGTCGGCGGCTTCTTGTGCCGGGCATCGCGGCAGAAGCCATGCACCTGCTCGCGGTAGCCGCCCGCCGTTATGCCGTGAATCCGGTGCGACGACCACCCGAGATCGATCATGATCTTGGTCAGCCGCTGGTAGTGCTCGGACTTGCGCTTGCCCATCGGCACCTTGAGGATGTCGAGCAGCGATTGCGACGTGATCCGCTCGATCCCGTCATGATCGACCACCCCCTTGGCCCGCTCGAGGACCGGCACCCAAACGTCGGCGTTGCGGTTCTCCAGCCGCACCTTCTCGGAATTGAGCCGCTCCAGCCAGGACAACGGAAAGTCTTGCTGTACGCCGGGATCGCTCATGGTTCAGGTCCATCCAGCCGCCGTGACATGCCGTTCGACTGGCCGCTTCCGTGGCACCAATCGGCGCGCATATTCCTGCACAAGGTTTCTATTCTGGGCCACCAAACACACATATTGCAAGCAGTCGACCACGTGCGAGTAGCCCTCGGCGTCGAACTTCTCCGGGATTGCCCGCAAGCTCCCTTCCCGGTGGCGCTTGAAACGATAGCCGCCGCTCATGGCGCGGACCAGCATAGGGCATCCGCGTCCGTTGATCACCAGCGATGGGCCGCCATTGGTTTGCCGCCCAAGCATGGTCTCCACCGCGCGCAACCGGGCGTCAATGTCATTGGTGGGAGCCGGAAAAGCCGGCAAACCCATGCGTTTCAAGGCATCAAAGCTGGTTTCTTCCGCTATGGTTCCCTTGGCCACACCCGCCGGATCGCCAACAATCATCACCTTCGCGCCAGCGAACTTGTTGCTGAACAGTCGCGGCCGTATTCTTTCCTCGACCTGTTTTTCCAGGCCGATATTGATTGCCGGAATCTCCTCGTGAACCAGCAGCCGCCCCTGGTGATCAACCTGGCAGACCAGGCTCCAAGGATTGCGCCCGAAGTCGATTCCAACGAGGAGGCTATAACCTGGTATGCAAAAAGTATCGTCCACCACGTGGAAAGAACTCCGGAACGTCGCCTTGAACACCGCCTCCCCGCTGGGGTCATCGGCATATTCGGCATAGACGTAGCGCCGAACCCAAGGGTGGTCGGAGCCGTAGAGCTCCAAGAACCGCTCGTAATACCTGCGCCCTTGCGCCAGCCGGTCAGGATGGTTGATCGGTAGCTTCGACGTATCCTCGGTCTGCAGCAAATGATTTAGATTTTCCGCGTTGGGCGCCATCCCCGACGGTTGCCGAAAAATCTGGAAGTCTGCCGGCGGATCAACCATCAGCTTGTGCCAATCAGTCAGAAGCTGCGGCATGTTGGTGTCCGCGATTATTCCATAGAAGGTCGGTGAACCGCGGTTGCCGGAAGGATACCGCCCGATGCGTCCGGAGATTGGGGCAATCACATTGACATCGCACTCAATTGCTTCGCTGATCCAACACATCGTGAGCTGCATGCTGAGCAGCCGCGCCTGGTCTGCCGCATCTTCCAGCGGGATCAAAATCCACTCGCTCTTCACGTCACCGAAGTCCAGGTAGAACGTGTTCTCGCTCACCTTAAATTCCCCAAGCCCCGCCAACCACGTCACGCAATCCTTGAGTACAGTATCTTTGAGCTGTCGAAGTGTCTGTCTCACTATGGCGACGCGAGAATAGCGACACCCGTCCGGGGCTTTGGCCTGCGCCATGCATCGGCGCAACAGTTCGATGACGCAAGCCGTTGTCTTCCCGCTGCCGACCGGCCCCGCAGCGATGCGAGCAAAAGCGTTCGACTTCATGAACCGGGACAGCGTCGGCGGCGCCGTGTAGGTGAGACTCATTTCCTCACATTTTCAGCGAATTGGATCTTCTTGCGCAGCCCCGGTCGGTTCTTCTTGGCCGCGGCCAGCTTCGCCTGCGGGATTTTCTCGCCCTCCGGCACCCCGAGCGCCCGGTGTAGGCTGCCGACCGTGCCTTTCTTCTCCATCTTCTCCCGCGCGCCCTGTATCCACTTCTTGGCCATCTAGTCCTCCTGCCTCGGGGTTTTCCGCGGTCGCCCGGGCCCGCGCTTCACCACCACCTCGGCGGGAGGCTCGGCGGCAATCAGGTCGATGTCCTTGGGGCCCATCCTCTCGATCGGCTTGTCGTACTTCTCAACCACCGGCTTGCCCTCGCCGTCCTCGCCCATGTTTATGGTGATCACGAATCTTTCGTTGCTCTTGGCCTCCTTGGGGTCGCCGCCCAGCCCCGCATTGCGCGAAAACAGCTTGGCAACCTCGGTCGCCGCCGACAGCGACTCGTCGCTCATCATCCGCGCGCCCAGCCGCGGCAGCGCCTGCTCCAGATAAGCCGCGCTTGTCAACTTGATCCGCTCGTTGGTCGACAGCGCCGAATTCCATTCCAGCGTGAACTGCTCAAACGCGCGCTTGTAGAACGGCAGCTTGGATATCTCGTAGAAGTCCTGCTCGCTGATGCCAAAATCCGCGAAAATAACCCTATAACTGCGGATCGCCATCGCCATCTCGTGGGCGAGCTTGGCTATGGCAGCTTCATCTAAATTTTGATCGGGCGGCTCAGTGGGCTCGGACATCCGCGCATCCTATTGCATTTTCCACCAGTAGGGTAGGATAGCGCCCATGGCAACCAACCCACTCGGCCAGCAAGGCGTGCTTCAGGTCGTTCCTCCGGCCGCGCTGGAGGCTCACCTGCAAGCTCAGCAACTTGCTCGCTCCCAGGCGGCAGCGCCACAACAAGAACCAGCCCCGCCGGCTTTAGTTGGTTGGGTACGTTCCCAATTCGAAATATTCCGTAATCACCGAAATACCGCCGCCGGCTGGTCCAACCGCCTGCTCGAGGCCTTGCGCACCTTCAACGGCCAGTATTCCCCAACCAAGTTCCAGGAGGTCAAGAAGTTTGGGGGCTCCGAGGTTTTCGCAAGATTGTCCGCCCAAAAATGTCGCGCCGCCTCCTCCCTCCTGCGCGACATCTACCTCGGCTCCGACCGCCCTTGGTCGATCCGCCCGCCCGCCGATCCCGACGTGCCGCCCGATATCGTCCAGAAGATCGATGCGCTCATGGCCCACGAGCAGCAGATGATCATGCAGACCATGGGCCAGGCCCCTTCCCCGCAGGACGTCCAGATGCGCCGCGCCGCCCTCATGACATCGGCCGCCGACGCCGCCAAGAAGAAAGCCGCCGACCAGGCCCAGGTCGCCGAGGACCGCATCGAGGAGATCCTGCGCGAGGGTGGCTTCTACCATTCCTTGGCCGAGTTCATCGTGGATCTCCCCATCTTCCCGTTTGCCTGCATCAAAGGCCCCACCGTCCGGATCGCGCCCGAGGTCAAGTGGAACAACGGCCAGCCGCTGGTGCGCCAGATCCCGAAAATGGTGTGGAGCCGGATATCCCCCTTCGATATCTGGTTTACGCCGGGCGTGGCGGACATCGCCAACGCCAACGTCATCGAGAAATCACGCCTGACACGCGCCGAGCTCAACGACCTCCTCGACCTGCCCGGCTTCGACCAGGCCGAGGTCCGCGCCGTCCTCGACGAATACGGCCGCGGCGGCCTCTACGACAACTGGGACACC